CCCCGCGATACTGCAAAAGATCGTTGTTAAACATGTGTTCAATAACGACATAGCAGAAGCGTGGTATAAGCTGGTGGTTACATGTGAATGGAATTCCAAGTCACATGATGGGCCTATAGTTTATGGTACTGGGCAAGGAATGGGAACCAAAGGGTCCTTTATCATCGCTTCCATTACGGATCACTTTATTTCAGAAATGCTTCTCACGAAGTGTTATCCTGATAAAGTATGTACCACACCGATCGGTGACCTATACTCTCGTGTAGGTGATGATCTCTGGATTTGGGATCCAGATGATTTAATCTCTAAACATCTTGAAGATTCCTTTAAGATGAAGATCAATCAGTCTAAGTCTAAGAAAGCCACTGAGGCAAATGCCGTTGGTGAGTTCGTTTCTATGAATATTAATTACGGACGCAACGTTAGTCGCATCAGTGTAAGAAATATTTTAGACGTTAGAGAATCTCTATATGATGTTATACCCTTAATTTCACATTTGAAAGAAAGGACTAACATCGATGTAGGGATATTATTAGAAAACCTTAAGGAGGCAGGATTCTACCCCGATAAGGTTTGGTCTAACTTATACAAGGGACTTTGCCTCGAACAATTTGTTGGAGGTTGTAAGCCTTATAAGATTCAACTCTGTGAACATCTTTGCAGACTTAACAGAGTTCATGACTTTTCAGTCATGGGTCAAGAACCTTACCATGCCCTTTACAAGCATGATAAAAGTGACCTATTGAAGCTTCTCATAAGTGCATATGCACTTAATAAAGATGCAAGTGAGATCAAATCTGCTGTTCTACAGATTAGGAAAGTTTCACCTGAAACAATCCGACATTGGTCAGAAAGTACGGTGGCTGTTCCTCGGGACGCTACCATATGGGATACGAAATTACAGCTACACGAGCTAATAACTTGGTGTCAATATGTAGATTCGAGTGACCTTCAAGATTCGATTGATCCGGACATGATTATGTTCCAGATTATGAATTGTGAGAATGTAGCAGAGGCCTTTAGGTTACTTGATTTATTTAAATCTAAGTTAATCGGGGCCCGAGCGGACTTAACGTACAGCAGTAAAGGTGGAATTTTTCCAGCCCAAATAGCCAAAGTTAAGAGTATAGAATTTGTAAACATTTCCAACCACGTGGTTGTGGATACAACAAGTCCTATACCAGTTGTACGCATACTTGACGATATGATTTATATCGATGAGTACTGCACTTCTGATATATCCAAAGAACTCTCCCTTTTGGGTGCTGAGTTATTTTTGGGTAAGAAAGATAAGAATGAGGCCAAAGGTATCCCCTTAACTTCATCACAGTAGACAGTCATTGACTTATACTGTTACTTACTATTTACACAGCCAAAGCGTTG